TAACCCAGATGGTAATGGTGTTCTTAAGTCAGGCGGTGATTTAACATTAGATGATAATGTTATCGTAACTGGCACAATAGACCTAAAAGGTAACATATCAAACTCTTCAGGCGATGTAACAGTAAACGATAACTTAAAAGTCAACACCAACTTAACAGTAGATGGTAACACAGTATTAGGTAACGCAAACACAGATACAATCACTTGTAATGCAAAGTTAACAGCAGTTAATGGATTTGTCAATACAATATTAACAGTAGCATCAGCAAACTATTTGGCAGGCTTAGGTGCAATCGATGAGGGTGCATCAGCTTATATATCTGATGCAAATAACGGCGGAAAATGTTTGGCTTTTTTTGACGGGTCAGCTTGGAAGAAGATGCACGATCCAACAGCAAACATAAGTGCGTCATAATGATTAAAGGAAAGACAATGGCAAAATGGGCAGAACAACCAGTTGTAAAACAAGAAAGGGCTGTTTGTCCTATACATGTCGATACAGAGATTGCGTTAATAAAAGCAGATATGTCTACAATAAAGAAATCTAACGAACAAAGTCACCAACATATAGAACGTGAAATAGAAAAGTTAGACAAGAAGATAGACAAAATAGACAACAGAATATGGGTTATATTGGGACTACTCATCGCAAGTGTATTAGGCCCTATGATAGCTAATATGTTTTAACACCCAAACCAGGGGTAAATGGGAGGAGATACTCTATGTCAGAGGAAAAAAAGACAACAAGTAAAGGTGGAAGACCTCGTAAAGAAGTTGACACCGACCTTTTGTATAAGTTAGCTACTATACATTGTACTATGCGTGAAATGGTAGATATTATAGGAGTTTCAGAAGATACGCTTAAACGCAGGTTTGCGGGTATCATAGACAAAGGGAAAGCTGACGGCAAAATGAGACTAAGACGTAAACAAGTCGAAGTCGCAATGTCTGGGAACCATACCATGTTAATATGGCTTGGGAAACAAATGTTATCGCAAGCGGATTCGCCGATAACAGAAGAAGACAAAAATGTTCTGCCGTGGAGTGATGACATCGATGCCACTGAATAACGCTCAGACGGCTGTAGCTAAAAGCAACAGTAGATTTAGAGTACTATGTGGTGGAAGACGTGTGGGAAAAAGTTTTTTGGCTGTAAGAGAGCTGGCACGATTTGCCAGACAGCCAAACAAGAAGTGTCTATATATCGCCCCGACATATCAAATGTGTAGGTCGATTATCTGGGCATCATTAAAAGAACGCTTGGGCAGTCTTAACTGGATTGCAAGAGCAAACGAAAGTAGATTGGAGTTAGAGTTGGTAAATGGTTCAACTATTATGTTAAGATCCGGGGATGCTGGACAATCGTTAAGAGGTGGCGGATATGATTTTGTCGTCTTTGACGAAACATCCGATATTGACCCTGAGATTTATTACGAAGTTGTTCGCCCGGCTCTATCAGCACAAAAGCCACCAGGCTCAGTGTTGTTCTGCGGAACTCCTAAAGGACTCGGTAACTGGTTTAAGGATCTATATGACCTCGGGAGAGGGTCTGATCCTGACTGGGCGAGTTTTCAGTTCACTACACTTGAAGGTGGCCAGGTTCCTGAAAGTGAGATTAAAGCTGCCAGACGGGATTTAGATATCCGTGTCTTCCAACAAGAATATGAAGCCGCTTGGATTACATATTCTGGAATCGTGGCTTACAACTTCTCAGAGAACAACATAGTGAGCTGGAAGCCGCACCCAGCGAAAAACATATTGATTGGACTTGATTTCAATGTCCACCCAATGTCGGCAACTGTTATGGTACAAAGTGAAGATGCAAGGTGTCTACACGCTATAGATGAAATAGTTATCTATGGAAGCAATACAAACGAAATGTGTGAAGAAATAAAGAATAGATATCCAGGAAATAATATTATCGTGTTTCCAGATCCAAGTGGGGTTCAAAGACGTTCATCTGCTAATGGTAAAACAGATATCTCTATATTACAAAACGCAGGTTTCAGAGTATTACACAGACCACGACATCCAGCTGTTAAAGATAGAATAAACGCTATGAACAGCCTACTTAAAAACGCAGATGGTGAACTTAGGTATTACGTAGACCCTAAGTGTAAGAACCTGATACAAAGTCTACAAAGATATGTGTATAAAGAAAATACACAAATACCTGAAAAGGGAAAATGGGATCATATGTTCGACAGTGCCTCGTACTGTGTAGAATATTTGTACCCGGTGACTAAAAAAGTCGAAATCGATAATACAATACAAACATTTGGAGTATATTAACAATGGACTTAGATTATAAAAATCCGTTATATGATGCGTATAAAGAGCATTGGCATTATTACTCGGCAAGTTATAAAGGTGCGGAAGATTATAGGCACCATTCATTAAGGATGCTTAGAGAGTATCTTTTCGAAAGTGACGCACCGGGCAATCAATACGCAAAGCGATTAGAGTACACAGCATTAGACAACTTATGCAAACTGACTGTAGATACATACAGAAGTTTCTTATTCCGTAGCACACCAACAAGAACATTTGGTTATCTACAAGGCAACCCACTTATAGAACGTTTCATTTATGATGTTGACTTTGAAAATAAAGACTTAAATGACTTTATGAAAGAAGCTAACGACATGGCAATGGTATATGGTTCTGTATGGATCTTGGTAACTAAAGGATTCCAAGAAGGTGTTATTACATTAGACCAAGAAATAGCAAACGATATTAGACCATATGCTAAACTATTCACACCAGAAAACGTATGTGATTGGGCCTATACTCGTATGCCAAACGGTGCAGAAAAGTTAACATATGTAAAAACAAAAGAATATATGAGTGCCGATAAGACACGATATATTGAATGGACACCAGAAGAAATCAGAACATACGAAGTAACATATGATGATAATGGTAACCAAGGCAAAATAGAAATGACTGAACTACAAGTTAACGCTATCGGCGAAGTTCCTTTTGTACAACTTAAAGCAAACCCAAGTGAGTTCAAAGGTGTCGGTAGAAGTGATATCGGTGATGTTGCAAAAATACAACAAGCCTTATTTAATATGCTTTCGGAAGCTGACCAAGGTATAAGAGTATCAAATCATCCAACACTTGTAAAGACTATGGACACACAAGCGAGTGCAGGTGCAGGCGCTGTTATCAATGTAGATAGCAATATGCCAGCAGACCTTCGCCCTTATATTTTAGAACCAAACGGAACAAACATTACAAGTATCGTTGCGATGATGGAACAACATATTCAAGCATTCTTGCGTATGACACACTTAGGTGCTATTATGGCAGCTAAAGGTCTATCTATCAAGTCCGGTATTGCGTTATCAACAGAGTTCGAAATGTTAAACACAAGATTAGCAGACAAGTCAGCTAAACTTGAACAAGCAGAGTACAACATGTGGGAACTGTTCTACAAGTGGAGTTCATTGAAAATGGATCCAGACTTCACGGTTATGTACAAGAAAACATTTGACTTGCGTGATGAACATGCAGACCTATCACTGTTAAATCAAGCTCTACAAGTAGGTGTTAACAGTGAAACATTTAATAAAGAAATACACAAGCAGATTGCTCGTATCGTTATAGAGAACGGTGATAAACTTGACGATATCATGGCAGAGATAGATGGTGAAGCGTTAGAACATCCGACTGTAACTGAGGAAACTAAACAACCACATATTGAAGCAATGATTATGGAAGGTATGACAGATAAACAAATGTTAGACCTACATCCTGAACTATCACAAGCAGATTTAGATGAAGCAAAAACTAAACTATTGGAGGACAACTAAGATGGCTAAAAAACCTTATAAAAAGAAAAAGAAACCATATGGGAGTAAGAAATGATTAAAGCAGAATACAAACTCAATGGTGTAACAGTAGCTTGGGTAAAGTTTGACGAAAACAGCGACTTTGCAAAGACTATAGAAGAAAACGCACCAGCAAAATGGGATGAATGTGTATGGGATCGTGGATCTGTGAAACCTACACTAAAAGATATAAGAAAAAAGATAAAAAACAAGTCTGTGAGTAAGAAACTTGCAGATGAGTTTGAAGAACTTAATCTGGATACCGACGAAGATAACCCGATTGAGGAATAAGCTAAATACATATATATAGAAGAACATACTGAATGTATGTTCTTTATCGATAAGGAACAACAATGGAGATTAAAACTATGACCGAACAGAGTGTAACTTCGGGTGATGTAAATGGAGCAGATACTGGTACTGACATTAATACTACATCGGAGAACAATCAAATGAACCAGGAAGAACGTAACTTCACACAGCAAGACGTAGATAAAATCGTTCAAGCAAGATTAGAGAAATACAAAAAGCGTTTCTCCGATATTGACTTAAATGAGTATAAAAATCTAAAGACGGCTGAGGAAGAGCGTGAAATAGAGGCGATGAAAAAGCGTGAGGAGTTCGATACTATACTATCTCAACAAAAGAACAAGTATAGTGAAGAAATCAGCACACTTCGAAATCAGCTAACCGGTCTTAAAGTAGACGGTACACTGTTAGATGTTGCATCAAAAAGAAACGCAGTATCACCAGAACAAGTATCAGCATTACTTAAAGACAAAGTAGGGTTAGATGAAACAGGTCGTCCAGTTGTATTTGACGAAAATAAATCCGTCATATATGACCCTGAAACAGCGGAACCTAAATCGTTGGAGTCTTTAGTTAATGAGTTTTTGGATAGTAATCCACATTTCATTCGCTCTGGCCCAAGTGGTGTAGCAAGTAATGGAGCAACTGGTAATCAAGTTGCCGGACAAGCTACAAAACAAGATTTAAGTTCACTTGATTTAACAAACCCAGCCGACCGTCAACTCTACAAACAGTGGAAAGCGGAAGGCAAGATATAGTATAATAAAGGAGATTAGCAATGGCTAATGAATATCTATCAGGCTTCTCTTTAGAAGGCCTCGTAACACCAACTAAGGCATCTACGATTTATACCGCACAAGAACAAAGTTTATTCTTGTCAGGACAAATCGTGCCAATCGTAAACGTACCAGCAGGCTCACAGTCAGCACAAGTACCATTACTTTCATCTGTAACAGCAACAACTGTATCAGACGACAGTGCAAACTCTGACATCGCGGCAGCAGTTATCACTGATGCAACAACAACAATCCCAGTAAATCTATTCGCGGCACGTTCAGTTGTCCGTGACTTAGGTGGCATCGACCCAGCAGAACTTGGTCGTGTATTAGGAAACGCAGTAGCAACAGCTTTCGATACAGCAGTTATGACAGACATGGCAGCTAACTTGACAGCATCAACTACGGACTCTGTTCCAATGACTGGTAACTCAATCTTTGACGCAGTAGCACAAATCCGTGGCGCAGGCGAAATGGGCAACCTATACGGTATCCTATCACCAGCAGAAGCATCTAACTTAATGAAAAACTTGTTTGCTAACGGTAACGTTGCAGGCGGTGACTTCCAAACAGAAGCATTAAGAAATGGTTATGTTGGCACATACGCTGGCGTACAAATGTTCCAATCTGCTCTTGTTCCAGCGGCACACTCAGGATTTATCTTTGGTGCAGACGCGGCAAGATTAGCTATGCAGAAAAACGTAGACATCGAGGTTCAACGTAGGGCTGCCGCAGTTGGGTTTGATGTTGTGGCCAGCATTCATGGTGGCGCTAAAGTTGTAGACGCAACACGTGGTATTCAGTTAATCAACGTATAATATTAACAGTTAGGAGAGCAAGATGGCATATGCAACAGATGAAGACTTAGTAGCAATAGTTCCAGATATCTTTGAACACGGTGTTGAAAGTTTCACGGAAGAACTTAATCGTTCAGAAGATGACGTTCAAAGACGCATTAAAACAGAATGGTGGATGTTAACTCACACACCAGAAAGTTTTGACGCAACTAAACTCAAAGCAACGGAACATAAGCGTACTACAGTTTATCATGCGTTAGCGTATTACATCTTGCCTCGTTTATCTAACTTCCAAGAAAATGATACTTTCCAAAATCAAATGTCATTCTATCGTGACCGTTATTCCGAAGAGTTCAAGGCAGTTTTAGCCGCGGGCATATCTTATGACGACAACGGTGATGGAGCATATGATACATCAGAAGTAGATTTTATGAAAACCGAAAGGCTATACCGATAATGGCAAGCATTCGCAAAGATATAATCAACGATGTTGTAACACAGCTTAAGACGATATCGACACCAAGAATAGGTAAAGTATCAGAGAAGCCCAGTGATTTCACAAGGTTAGCCAGAACAGCATACCCACTTGTACAAGTGAATGTTGAAAGTGAGAGTAAAGAAGACATAGCAATGGAGTGGCGTTTAGCTACACTTGAACTTGATATCATTACACACTTAGATGGTAAAGCCAAGACTGAGAAAACTGAGGAACAACTTTCTGAGATAGTAGAAGCTATTGAAGAAAAACTGGAAGTGGATAGAACACGAGGCGGTAAAGCTCAAACAACAGAAGTATTAGATGTTGGTGATATTCAGACAACTGACTATCCAACTGTAAGTCAAACAATAAGAGTAGGTATTCAATATACCTATTCTAAAGGTAACACATAATAAAAGGAGACCAGAAATGGCTAATAAAATCTTTTCAGGTTCTGAAGGTGCTGTCTATGTAGGATCAACTGCCGTAGCGTCAATCCGTTCTTTCTCAATAGAAGAAACACAGGAAACAATCGATGCGACAACGATGAATACATCAGGCGTAGCTTTTAGAACAAACAAACCAACGTTCAAGTCTTGGTCAGGCACAGTAGATGTGTTCTGGACAATCGATGATGCGAACTCTTCGGACAACTTCAGTGGTGACCCGCAACTTACTCATATTGAGCAAGGCGGACCAACACCAGGAGATGCCGCAGGCGCAACAGGTGACGAGAACCATTTTGGTATACTACAACCAGGTAGCACAGAAGTAGAACTACACTTCTGGCCATCAGGCGATAGTACTGGTGAGCTTGGTTATCAGGGTAAGTGTCTAATCACAAGCAGAAGTATCTCAACTTCGGTTGACGGTATGATTGAAGCATCTGTCACAGTAACAGGTACTGCACCGATTAGAACTGAAACTGGTGGCTATACAGGCGCAGCCTCATAACCATGATTAAGACCGGTGGATCAAAAGGCGGACTTAGAACTAAGAACGCAAACTTTATGGGAGAAGTAACATCAGATGTTATGGACAATCTTATGAAGGATGCGAAGAAAATAGTTCAAAAGGAAACCCCGAAAGACACCGGTCTTGCACGCCGTTCTTGGCGATTAAAGAATGAGAGAAAACTTTCGAATAAGGTTCCATATATCTTAGAACTTGAAGATGGACATTCCACAAAAGCAAGAGACGGAATATCAGAACCTTCTTTGAAAAAAATCAAATCAAAGTACAAAAAAGGAACATATGATGAATAACAAAGATTTAATGGGTAAAATCCGTAACCACTATGCTGAAACAGTAAGTGGTTCAATGAAAGAAATCGAAGTACCAGAATGGGATACAACATTCTATTATAAAAAAGGCACAAACTTTCAACAAGAAGCAAAAGTTATGGAACTACAAAACAGTGGTAAAACAGCAGAAGCTCTTGTTCAAGTTATGGTTAATAGATTACTTGACAGCGACGGTAAGCGTGTATTTAACGAACACAATAAAGGTGAGTTAATGAAAGCGGCAGACCCTAAACTATTATTACAAATCGTCAGCCAGATTAACGATGACGATGAACCAGTATCTGTGGAGAAAGCGGAAAAAAACTCGTAACAGATCCATATGTATGGACATTGCATTACATAGCATATAAAACGGGATATACTATGGATCATATGATGAAAATGTCTGAGAGTGAGATTGCATATTGGGTCGCTTTCTTAAAAGATATAAACAAAAAAGAGAATGAAGCACCGAAGCCGAAACCACAACCGAGGCGATTGCGTTAAATAGGAGTTAAGATGGCAAAGAACACATATGAGTTAATATTTGAAGCAGTAGACAATACCAGTAAAAGCGTAAAGCGTATTGAAAGTAGCGTTGAAAGACTTAACCAGAAAACTAAAAACGCAAACTCAGCCTTAAGTAAAATAGGTACTATAGGTGGTAAGGTAGCGGGAACATTAGGAAAACTTGCATTAGCGGGAACAGCCGCCGCTGGTGCATTTGCATTCTTAGCCAAAAAGAACTTAGATGCCATCGATGCTTTAGGTAAACAAGCAACTAAACTTGGTGTATCAACTAAGTTTTTAAGTTTGTATAGCGAAGTTGCCAGAGAAGCTGGACTATCACAGGAAGGATATGTTGTAGGTGTACAAAGATTTATAAGAAGGGTAGGTGAAGCACAAAAGGGTGTAGGTACTCTGATTAAACCATTACAAGAACTTGGTATTTCATTAAAAGATAATAATGGTAACTTCAAAGCTGGAGAAGAAGTATTTAAAGAATATATTGCCTCTCTTGGTGGAGTAGAAGATGGTGCAAGAAGACTTGCTCTTGGTTTCGCAGGTTTCGACAGTGAAGGTACAGCATTTGTTAACATTGCCGAAATGGGTTCTAAAGCTATACAACAGATTATTAAAGATGCCCAACTTGCAGGTATGGCATTCGATGAAGATTTTGTAAGAGGTGCAGAAAGAGCCAACGATGCGATTGTAAGATTTACTCGTAGAGCAAGAAGTGGCTTTGCTAACTTCTTTGTAGCATTAGCTCCTGGTATTGAGGAGCTTGCAAATAATCTAACACAAGCTATAGACGAAGCAATAGCAGGTGCGGGAGGTATGGAAGCATTCTCACGTAGATTAGCCGCTGACTTTATAAGAGCAGGTGCAGACCTTATTACATCTATTGCAAGTATATTCGATGGCTTTATACAAGGGTTCAACGCAACTACAAATGTATTAAAACAGGTAATCGTAAGCATATCAAAGATACCAGGAGCAGGCTTTGACGCCGAGTTCGGTTCAAACGGTATTTCAGAAAAACGAGCATTACTTGAAAAAGAACTTCAAGTATTAAAAGAACGAAAGAAAGTATTAGAAGCATCAAGCGACACAGGAAAAGGTAACGATATTCTTGTTCCAGATTTCTTTAGCGATGCACCATCAAAACTTGACGGTGGTGAGAAAGGTAGCACCAAAGTTGGTCTTCTCAACAAAGAAATAGCAGAACTTATAGAACAGTTAAATATTGTCGATAATACTATTGTATTTGAAAGACAAACAAATGCCGCAAGTGGGATGGCAGAAAAAGTAGCAACAACTACAAGTAGACTACATGAAATGGCAAATGAACTTGACGCAAGTGCAGATGCATCGGCAAGAGAAGCAGAGATACGTGCAAAGTTCCCTTATGATGTACATGCAGACGCTATTACAAGATTAACACTTGCCAAGAAAGAAATGACAGCTGCCACAGAAGCTGGCACACAAGCAGACGAAATAGATTTAACTACTTTCTTATCTAAGTCACAAGTTATGGAGTTAGCTAAAGAAAAGTATAGCGAGATGACAAACTCGTTAACAAAAACACAAAACGAACAGCGTATTCTTAACGCTACCTTAATGATAGCAAGAACACGTTTCCAAGAAGGTGGTATGGCAGTCGCATATTATGATGATATGTTAGACCATTTAGGTCAAACTACAAATGACTATTCTGATTATACAATGGACTTTAACAAGCGTCTAAATGAAAACACTATGCTTGAAATCAATCGTGTTAAGATGTTGCGTGATGTTAATAGACGTATTGAAGAAGGTACTCTAACAGGGTATCGTGCCGAAGTAGCTTTAAGAATGTTAGGTGAAGCAACACAAGACCTAAATACTAAAACAGGTGATACAGTACAAACATACGCAGAGTTCACAGCAGAACTTGAAAAAGTTGCAAAGAATACAGTAAGAACCGAAGGGTTCCAAAGAAGATACTTAAGTGTATTAGAAGATATTAAAAAAGAAACAGGGTCACTATCAGAAGTTCAACAAGAACAATATGACCAACTCAAATCAGCATTAGAAGAAACAGAAAAAGAAGGCTTCTCACTCGCAGGATCTATTAAAGATGCGATGGGCAGTGCCGTCTCAAGTATAAGTGGTGCAATGGCAGACATGTTATTAGGTATGGGTAATGGCTTTGAAAGTCTGCAAGATATAGCCTTAAACGCAGTTAGAAGCATCATAGCCGCTCTTATAGAAGCACAAATACAAAAAGCTATCTTAGGTAGTGGTATGGGTATGAGTGGTGGTATCGGTAGTATACTTGGATTGGGTGCAAGTGCAATACCAGGATTAGGATTGCTTGTAGGCGCAGGTGCCCTATTAGGTGGTCTGTTTGCAGAAGGTGGTAATGTTCCATCAGGTCGTAAGCCTATCATTGTAGGTGAACGAGGGCCAGAACTATTCTTGCCAGGACGTTCAGGTCAAGTTGTAGCAAACCACGATGTAGCAGATGTAACCAGTGGAGAGAACTTAACAGTTAACTTCAACATAAGCGCCATCGATACACAAAGTGGAACAGAGTTCCTTGTACAAAATAAACGAGTTATAACCGGCGTTGTCCAAGATGCATTCCGTAGAAGGGCGCAATCAGGGCCGTTAGGTTAAATAGGAGAAATAAAAGATGGCTTATACATTCGAACATTATAGCAGAACATATCAGCATACACAAAAAGCAAACTTTAGTTCATCGGCAATACAAGCAAGATACCCCTTTATATGTTCACGTGATGCGTTGTATAACGCTATACTTAAAAGTGGCGTTGTCTCAAGTTCACAGCGTAACCCAAACAGTTATACAGTAAAACAAATAACAGATAAGATTGTAGCACACTGGGATGATGTTATGTATGACGAGTGGACAAATAGTTCTCCATTATCGTCACCAACCGCTTTTTCACATGTACTACCTTATTACAAATGGGATCAAGCAAAGTTCTGGAGTGATAGCGGAACATATTATATTGCTTGGACAAACAATACTACAAATAACAGAACAGCAGAACAAGTATATGCTGATACAGATGTTATTCTACTACCAAGCAAACAGTATTTTATAGATACTAAAAACTACCAACAAAAGCCTTTCTTGGGTTTAGATACAAAAGGTTCTGTTAAAGGATCTGGCGATAGCTACACCTTAATCGGTACAGATGATTATGGTAATGAACTCACAGTCGATGGAGACAGACGAGTAACAGCGATTACAAACCCATCAAGTGGAACACACGATGATACATCAAGTGTAACTGGATTAAGTGGAGATATATTTGTCTCGCAACCGCTTGTCATATATGATTATCAATATTACCACGATGACTTAAATGTTAATGGTTCAGTATTCGATGTTAATCCCGCATATGCAGGTGCTGATACGATTTCAACATCTACTAAATGGTTTGATTTAAGAAACGCAAAGTTTTCAGTAACTACAAGTGGTGGTGTTGTAACAGCGATTGCCAATGTAGCAAGAAACGATGGTGATGGTACAAGTATAAGTGGTGGTTGGGGTTATAGCACAGACAATGATTACCAAGAGTTATACTTTATAGATAAGATCCCACAAACTACAGCACAGATTAGACCAAGAGTATTATTCAGAACAGATGCGGGTGCAAGTAACAGCTTAGGCAACAAAGCTACAGTAGATATAGCAGAAAGTGATGCAGAGTTCTATGAAGGCTTAGGACAAAGTGCAACTTATATCGATACAGCATTCGCTATTCCCGGATTAGGTGATGGTGGCGGAGCAAGAACACCAACAACAGTAGCACCATCTGAACAAGAATGGTATCAAAGAGCCTGGCCTTATCCTACAACAGGAGGTGTTGACCCACACACAGTACGTATTATAAGTGAAAGACCAACATTAAAAAGTGAGACACGTGGACTAAAAACTACAACAGTAGGGACTGGTGCACAAAGATATTCATTCGAGTTTGAATATCCCCCAATGAACGAAAGTGAAGCAACAGAATACATACAAGCATTTGAAAAGTATAAAGGTGCAAGTTTAGATATACAACTTTATATCCCATCACAAGCTATACAGCATGTATCTAACTGGGTACAAAACAATACTACACAAACAGCTGGATGGTCAAATCGTATGGTTATCGTAGAAGGTTCTCAAGGCAGTTCAACAGCAGTTGTCGATGGTCATATACCAGGAACAAACTGTATTGCAAACGGAAACTATTTCACAACAAACTTTGGTACTAAAGTTTATAAGATTGTAGGATCAAACAGTTCAACAGCAGACGATTATGGTCGTGTAGCATATACGATTGAACCCCCACTTGTAAGAAACGAACAAAACGCATATATTACCGCAGATGGTACAGATGGTAATGTTGTAAGAATAGACTACATGTTAATAAAAGCTAAACTTGTAGATGATGTATTAGATTATACAGTAGATGCCGCAGGTATCTATCGTATGTCGTTTAAGTTTGTAGAGAGTATGGCATGAGTAGAGGCGTAGCAACAGCAACAGCAACAGAACTTGCAACTAAAAGTTTCAATATATGTAATCTTGTAGAGTTTCAAAACATAGGTGGTGGTAACACATACCTTAATGATGGGCCAGTAGATATTACATACAATAGTAACACATATCTTGCAACAAAAGGCTTATTAGGCATATCAGACATTATAGAAGAAGAGGAAATAAAGATTGAAAACGTTGACATATCGCTTTCCGGTATTGATACAAGTATGGTTAAACTGTTTTTAGATTATGATTATATCGACAGGAGGGTACTCATACATCGTACTGTATTGGATAACAACTACGGGATTGTGGGAACGCCTATTCTCGTATTTGACGGTCGTTTAGACCAACCAAGAATGGTAGAAGACTTCAAAAGTAGAACAGCAGTACTAAGTGTAAGTGCAAGTTCGCATTGGAGTGACTTTCAATCACAAAGTGGCAGACACACAAACGATACAGAACAACAAATACTGTTCAGTGGCGATAACTTCTTTGCGAACGCTACAGATACACAAAAGGATGTGAAATGGGGCAGAAGCTAATAGACACTTGGGCAAAGCATCTTGTAAAGCAAAACTTTGTTTGGGGTGCCAACGATTGTCATCAAATGTTATACCAGTTTGTTCGATTATGTAACCCAAACTGGAAAGACCCACATAATCTTGGTGCATTGCGTGGTACATATAGTACGTGGCGTGAAGCAAATACTGTAGCTAAAACACTTAACATACCACAATGGTTTGACGAACTTGGCTATGAGCGTAGACCGGTAAATAAAGTAGAAGGTGGCGACATTGTATGGATGCCAAGTAAAAACAGAGCATGGGATGTTTATATGCCTGTTATATTTGGAGAAACAGTACTTGTCGGTGACCCAAAATCTAAAGATATACGTATGAGACATATAAGAGAGTTTGATAGGTATTTCGAAGTATATAGGAGAAAAGAATGCCAACAATAATCGCAAGTGCCGTAGCAGTAGCAACAGCAGTTGGTGCCATCTTTGGTGGTGGTGCAATATTAGGTGCTATTATCGTTGTAGGTACAGTAGCATTAGCAACTAAAGCCTTAAAACGAAAACAAGCAAAACAACAACGTGGTATTTCAGGTGTTCTTGTAACTAAAAGTGGTAGCTCAGTAACTATACCAGTTGTATATGGTAGAAGACGAATAGCTGGACACCGTACACATCTAAGTTCAGATGGAACAAATAACGCAAATCTACATATCGTAGAAACACTATGCGAAGGGCCTATTGAACATTTAGAAAAAGTATTCTTTAACGATGAACTTGTAGCAACAGCAACATCAAGTTCTGGTTCAAACGCAAACGCAAACTGGACATATGAAAGTGCGTACAGTGGCAAAGCAGAAATATACTTCTATGATGGTTCGCAATCAGCAGAAGCTGGACAAACTATACCAGGCTTTAACGACAGTGATAATACTAAAGTAGGGAATAAACTTGCTTATGTATATATTAAGTTGACCTGGGACGAAGACGTATATGGTAGTGGTGCGCCCAATGTAACATATCTGTTAAAGGGTAAGAAAGTCCCTGCTATTGGTTCCGCACAATCTTCAAGTTTAACTTATAGTACAAACCCAGCACGATGTATATACGATTTCTTGTCAAATGATTTATATGGCAAGGGTATTCCACATACACTGTTAGATAGTACAACATTCACTGCCGCAGAAACATACTGTGCCCAGACAGTAGCAAAGACGGCAAGTGATAGCACAGCAGTAACACGATATGAATGTAACGCATTCATAGACAGTGAACAAACTATGCTTGATAACTTAGAAGAACTATTAACAACGTGTCGTGCAGGTCTTATAACAGGTGATACATATAAACTACTTGTAGATAAACCAACAGCAACAACAAATGTCACTATCGGTGATGATAATATTGTAGACAGTATAAACTATCTACAAGCATCAAAACAAACACTGTTAAACGAACTACGAGTAACATTTCCAAACGAAGTTGATCCATTTAACTACCAAGAAGATGTAACACGTGTAAGCAGTTCAACACTACAAAATAGTTCAAATGACGATATTGTACTTAAACAAGATATGCAACTATCGAATACTACAAACAAAGAAATGATAGAACGTATAGCTACAGAAGAAATCAATCAAAGCAGACAAAGTGGTATCATCGAAGTAACAGTTGACCCAAGTATGATAGATTTAGCAGTAGGCGATGTTGTAAAGTTCACAAACAGTACTCTTGGTCAAACAGACAAGCTATATCGTATCTTAAGTACCCAGATAAAACCGGATCATGTGATACAGCTAAATATGAGAGAGTATGATGATAATGTCTATTGGGATAACAACAAGACAATCATAACAAACAACAAAGACGATACGGATCATTAAAAATGAGTATTATTACACCAGGAACATCAGCACCAGGATCAATAACAACAACACAGTTGGCTAACGATAGTGTTGACGCTACAAAGATTGATTTCGGTACAGGCGCAAATCAAGTAGATACAGATGTTGTAACAGAAGGATCTACAAACTTATACTATACAGATGCAAGAGTACAATCTTGGTTCACAGGTACAGGCATAGGTTTATTAAGCACAGATTATATCGCTGAAGGTTCAAGTAACCTATGGTATACAAATGAACGAGTAGATGATAGAGTAGATGCCCTGCTACAAGCTGGCACAAATATGACGCTAACATATGACGATAGTGCAGGTACTTTAACAGTCACTGGTTTAACAGATGCCGCAATAGCAGGTAAAGTATTGGGTGTTAATCATAGTGGAAATCAAACTCTACAAGCTGGCAACAATCTAACACTACAAAGTGGTACAGATGCCGGAGAGTTTGTATATGCTAATAGTACAGACTTCTATGCTGGTGTAAGTGGAGCAGGTTGGCAGTTTGGTAGTATTACATCACCATCGGCTCAATGTGTTATGAGTGTTTATGGTGCTACACTTGTCAAAATAGACGAAGCTGTAGAAATCACAGGCAATGTGGATTTTTCTGGATTACCAACATCAGACCCGAGCGTTGCAGGACGCTTATGGAACGATAGCGGTACAGTAAAGATAAGTGCAGGATAATATGAGAAAAGCAAACACACGACATTCTTATACGCTTATGCGTTTAGACCATATGTTAGACCGTTATTCAGATGAAGGATGGATTGACATAGAAGACTTGCATAGATTTGTCGTAGAGTTTAGAGAACTACCAAAAGAAAAGCAACACAAGTATGCATTCTTATTAGATGAGTGTGCAGACATGTGGGATGCCGCAGAACAACCAACGGAGTAAACAATGCCATACACAGCAACTAAAACTATGCAATCAGCGGCACGTACAGCGTTAGATTATAATAAGTCAGCACCGTATTCGCAACGTTGGGGCACAAGTGTAGGACGCCGTCGTGCTAAAAAAATAGCCGAAGGCGGAGAGTTTAACAAAGCAGAAATATCACAGATATTTGCTTTTCTAAAAAGATTTGAAAAAGATTATACAACACAACGCAATGCCAAGAAGTACGGCAAGGCATATTACGCATACATGGGCTGGGGTGGCCCGGATGCATTAACATGGGCTAAGGACAAGTTAGAACGCTACGAAAGAGCGGGAGAATAACTATGAGGTCTTTATGTCCTACACAATATTAAAGCAAGACGCATTTGATACACTACCATACAGATTAAAAGTAATAAGAAAAAAACCCCCACGTGATGCAAAGGGTGTTATACTTGTTCAATCTACAGTAGATTTGCAACTTATACCAGAAGATAGTATATTATATAGACCTATATGGTCAAATGAACCAATATGGGAAATACATTTGCCAAAAACATTTGATAAAAGTGTAAAAAAAGTTGCAAAAACACTTGACGCGGTTGCATTTATGTGATATAGTATATAGATAAATCAGTAAAAAAAGAACTTGTCCTTCTGGATACTGGTAAATATAAGACTATGGAGTGATGAGTATCACAGTCGTATTCAATGAGTATTGATATGTCATAGTTTTCCTTGAGTATATAATCGATTGTCATGTTTTGATTATATACTAAATATCGTATCAAGTGGTAGTTGTAGCCACTTGATACACACGTAACGTATATTTGACGATATATATTACTCCTTACTTAAAGAGTCCGTTTCTCCTGAGGCGGGCTCTTTTTTTGCCTTTTTAACCACTTTTCGCTTGACTTTGATAAATACATATGTTAATATAATAACATACTCATAATAATGTGAGTATCTAACATGTAAGGAAATACAACAATGAAAAAAAATATAAAAACATTAACTAAAGAAGTATGGGATCACTACAACGACAAAGCCGAACAAAAAGAGATACATTGGCCGAACCATACAAAACAAGAACTTGAACGAGTTATGCAACATGAGATGAATGGATACTTTATGGAAAGTCTTTATAATGACAGAATGTATGATTTAATGGCTGATTTCTTAAGGATACATCTCCTTAAAGGTGACTTAAATGTACACGATATGGAAAGATTGACTGGTTGTGAAACTGAGGGTGTCTTAGACATAGTTATCGCACAGTTAATAAAGGAACAAAAATATACATCAAGTGCGTTGGCAGTAGACCTACAAAGGATGATTAATCATAGACAAATAGCGTTTGATCCTGATGGAGATGACGGTTATGTTTCTATCATTGACCAACTAAGAAGTAAAACAAAGGCGGCTTAATATGATTGATTACGATTTAGTAGAAGACCATATAGAAGTTCTTAAAGGAACATTTGAATATAAAGCAAGTGAACTTGGAGTAACTGGTGATGAACTATTATTATTACGAGACAAACTTGTATCGGACAATGGTAAAACAGAACTTAATAAGATATGGAAAAAAGACGCTTTAGGCAAACTTGCCCTTGACTACTACTATTGTTTTGAACAGCTTGATAGATTAAAAAAGAAACATTTCTTATCAGAAGCTATAAGAACAAGACTGTATCGTATGGTAACTATGAATGAACATATCAAAAAGATATGGGATACAGATAATAGTATATCCGAAGATTGTTTTCTCCAAGAGCAAGAACTATCTAAAATCAAGGCACAAGCAAATGCCTGGAAACAGTACAGGAAAAGATAATGACTTATGATGAAGACTACGCATATCATGTATTTGTATATGGTGAGTTATTCATCAATATCTTAACAGCGTTGCGTCAAAGAAAAGACGCAACGTTTCACATTCCAACAAAATACAAGGAAATAACAACTAAGACAGTACTATTTCACAACAAATGGTACGCAAAGGATATGATATATTATGAAGAAGATTAAGGAAAAAATAAGGGACAATACGATACAAGAAGGCGATTGCCAGATATGGACAGCAGGATGTCACACACAGGATTATCCTATGATGAGATTAGAAAACAACGGACGTATGGTTATCGTTGTACGATGGTTAGCAGAACAAAAACTGGGTAAAAAACTAACAAGAAGCACACGTGTAAAAAACAACTGTGGCAATGTAAAGTGTGTAAATCTTGACCATTATGATATAGTAGATTATCACACAGACATAGACAGATGGAAATGTACTCCACATCAAATAAAACAAAGCGTTAGAAAACAAATACAAGATGAGTTCTATAACACAGAATACTATCACGGTATAAAAAAACATTTAGTAGACAAGTACAATACATCATACGAAACTATAAACAAAATACTCCGGGAACGAAAAGCATAAATACTATTGTAAGTTCAGCCATGAATATTACAAAACTGTATTAACAGTTTTTCTCTTAGGATATATTAAGGCCTTATGTCCATCCCGGATGTAAGGTCTTTTTTTATAAAAAGGGCTAAAAAAAGGTTGACTACACCGTTTTTTTATGTTATAGTATAAATACATTATAAGAGAAAAACTAATACAACATCTATCATGGCTAATACAACACAACTTATATCCCCTCAAAACATCTAATATTATATTGTACAAATAAGATTAAGGTTGACACGCCGATTGTTATCGTGTTATCGAATCCCTTCCTAAAAGAGAGGGTAGATAGGATTGCTTATTATCTAACTTCAATAGACTACCCTGTTAAGCAGGATGCCTTAAAAGAACTCCCTATGGATATCGCTTTTCTATTGTCGTAATGGTTGTATCATAGAGATATGAGAAAGTTCTAATATAAAATCTAATATAATAGTTCAGTGAGACAGAATGTCGAAAATGATTTATTCATTTAACTGTCAATACACTTACATAAACTGACTGTATGGTTGTAAGTGTACGGGTAGACCGCACATAATGAAAGAGATACCAAACCTGCTTTCCCTCAAATGAGTTGTGTAATACAGAATGTGGTAAGACTTAGTGAAGAAGTTTAGTCACAGTGACCGGGGGAAAACCCCTCGACCTGTGGCTTCACCATAGTGAAGATTAATATTATTCCATATGATTTTTATATATCCAATAATATTTAGGTGTTTGTCCGAACGAAGTTAAATGTTAACGAGAAATAGCTTTAGGTGAGTGAAACGAACATAAAGGATTTCGATGTTAACGGGTCTTGTAAAAGACCCTTTTATAATAACAATAAATATACTTATAATATCTTAAGACAAAGGAACAATAATGGCTTATAAAATAATAACAGGTAATAATACGGATGTATTACGTACATATGAGGATAATACATTTGATAGTATCGTCACTGATCCACCATATGGAATAGCTTTCTTAGGTAAAGATTGGGATAACGACACAGGTGCTTTAGAGACATGGCAAGAATGTTTCCGTGTTCTTAAACCAGGTGGACATCTACTTGCCTTTTCAGCGGCAAGAACATATCATCATTTAGCAACTAACATAGAAATGTGTGGATTTGAGATTAGGGATCAACTCATGTGGTTGTACGGGAGTGGGTTTCCTAAAGCACAAGACATTGGTAAAGCAATAGAGCGTAGAGAAGGCAAAAGAGTAGATGCTAAAAGAGGAACAACTAATACACATGAAGGTGGTATGAAATGCCATAAATGTAATAAAGTTGTCGCTCAAGGTATTGGGTTCAAGGGATGTGTGTCTAATGAAGATGACTGTCCAATAGAATACACACAAAGACCCGCAGACAATGAATGGTCAGGGTGGAAGACAGCATTAAAACCAGCACACGAACCCATTGTTATGGCAAGAAAGCCGTTCAAGGGTAGTACAATAGACAATGTACTCACACACGGTGTAGGTGCTCTCAACATAGATGCGAGTAGAATACGCTATGCTGATGAGAACAAACCAAAAGCAGGTAACAGGACATCTTCT